CAGCTACGACGCACAGGCTTCAACTGTGACGCTATCTGTTGAAAACAATCAGGCAGTTCTAGAAGTTCTTTCAGGACGCGCTTACAAGACAATCGACAGCACAGCAACCCTAAGCGTTGAAATGTACGCTGACTGGGGCGCAGTTGGCTCACTTTGCGACGCACTTTGGGACGCAGCTAAGACTTCACCAGATACAGCACTTGCTTTCTCTTTTGACGCTAATGGCTCAACTTTTACAGGTAACTGCTTCCCAGCGTTCCCGAACGCAGGCGGCGGCGCAGTTGACGTACTAACTGCAACTGTTGAACTTGTTGTTGAAGACGGCAGCGTTACACGTTCGTAACTACTAACAGAACAGGGCACTACTTATGAAATACGAAGTAACAACCAAACAGGGTAATAAATACATAGTGAGCGACGACAGCGCTTGGTTATGGATAGAACTAGAACGAAGTCTAGGGCTAACTATGAAACAAGCAGCCGAGAAAATGGCTTTGGGAAGTCTTGACGTAATAACTTGGGTATTACACAAGGCAGCCTTAGATAGCAAGAATACGGAATTAAAAACCCAAAGGGCTTGGGTAGAAACCGAATTTGAACTATTCGAGGTGGTAGAAGAAAGCCCAAAAGCCACGAAGTCGGAAGTATCCAGCGAAATTTAATTTTAATTTCGGTTAGAACTGGAATACCTTTAACCGACTTACAAGGCTGGTCGCTCGCAGATGTAGGAACGGCTTTAGAAGTTTTAGAGAGGGGTTAAGGTGGCTGAAAAAAGCACTATACGAATTCAGCCAGACCGCGCCCAATTATCAGGACTTTACAAAGCGTTTCGGGAAATGGATAAAGATAGCAACACTAAGTTGAAGAACGACGTGTCGCTTATTTCTGCTTGGTCAGCTGGCGAATTAAAGCAAGGCGCTTTTACTGCGCCTATGTCTAGCCAGTCAATCAAGGTTGCCGAAACAGTTAGACCAAACAAAGACCGAATTCCTAACATCACAATAGGCGGAAGCAAGCAACGCTTTAGCGGCGGCGCTGTTTCTGGACAAGTGCTATTCGGTAACGAATTCGGCGCTAACCCGACAAGCTCGAACGGCGCGTTCCCTAATGGCGGGCGACGCTTCCCTTATCGTTCACCTGCTAAGGGTAGGGGCAACGAGGGTTATTGGATTTTTAAGACTTTGACCGCTATACAGCCAGAAGTTACCCGACGCTGGAAGCAATCGGTTACAGAAGTTTTAGGAAATTGGACTAAAGGGGCTGGTGGCGTTGGCTGAAATTCGCACGCTCAAATTAAATTTATTAGCTGACGTTAACCAATTCGGGCGAGGGCTTAAGCAAGCAGAAGCCGACACAACTTTATTCGGTTCAACTGTAAGCAAGATATCTAAGCGCGCACAGTTGGCTTTTGCGGCTATGGCTGCAAGTGCTGGCTATGCCGCTATTCGTATTGGTCAAGAAGCAGTTCAAGCTGCTTTAGAAGACGAAAAAAGCCAAGTAACTTTAGCCAAAGCATTACAGAACACCACTAAGGCAACAGACGCACAAATTGCCGCTACTGAAGATTACATAAGCAAAACACAGTTAGCCTTTGGCGTATCTGATACCAAACTACGCCCAGCCTTAGCCAATTTAACCCGAGCAACTGGCGACCTAGAGAAGTCACAGAAATTAACCAATCTTGCTTTAGATATTTCAGCAGCTACTGGAAAAGACCTAGAAAGCGTAACTTTAGCGCTAGGCAAGGCTTACAACGGCAACGTCGGCGCTTTAACTAAGTTAGGCGTACCGCTAGACGAAGCCACAAAGAAGACCAAAGACTTTAACGTTGTCCAAGATAAACTAACCGAATTATTTGGCGGCGCGGCAGCAGCTAACGCAGACACTTACGCAGGTCGCTTAGCAATCGTTAGCGAAAAGACTGGCGAACTTAAAGAAAGCATAGGAACTCTTTTACTGCCAGAAATTGAAAAACTGGTTAACTTTGCAGACCGCACTTTATTGCCAACACTCCAACAAGTGGCAGACGGCTTTGCAGGTAAGCCAACTTCAACCGAAAACAGCGCTTACTTATTAGGGCAAAGCCTAAACGAATTAAAGACGGCTTTTAGCAATATGTTTGGCGTTCTAAATGGGGCAGACGGTAAGAACGCAGACAGCGCGCTTAGGTTACTTGCTGGGGCTATTACTTTATTCGCTGACAGTATTAACTTCTTATCTACGGCAGCAGACAAATTCGTTACTATCTGGAATAAAATCCCGCCAGTAGTTCAGCAATTACTATTAGGCTCAACAGGCTTTGCTTTAGCACAATTAGACAAGCTGGGCGCTTATGCTTCAACCCCGACAGCTGCCCTAGCACCACCGACAGCCGCGCAAGCTGCTGCCCTATCGCAAGGCAACGTAACTATTAACCTTAACGGCGTAGTTGACGGCGAAAGCGCTAGACGCTCTATTGAAAAAGTTTTACAGAATAGCGGAAGCCGAACAAGTGCAGTAAAACTTGCTAGGTTGCCGTTATGACCGCGTACACGCCTTACCCAACTGTTGAAATTGACGGCGGCGTTTATTACCCAGACAACACAATTTCTAAAATCACCATTACAACTGGTCGTCGTAATATCTACGAACAGCCCAGCGCTGGTTATTCCGTAGTTGAACTTTGGACTACCGTAGATACGCCTTTGAACGTGGCTTTATCTAATACTTTGACAGTAAGACTTCAAGACAGCAACGGCGATTACCAGAAGATATTTACTGGCACTATTTCAGATGTTGATATTGCTATTCAAGCTTATGGCGAAGTTGGAAACATAGCCCGTTACACACTTACAGCCGTTGGCGTTCTTGCTTTACTAAATAAACACGTCACAGGCGCGTTAGGCTTTGCTAAAGAATTTGACGGCACGCGCGTCTATAACATTCTTAGCGACGCTTTTTTGCAATCGTGGGACGAAGTAAGCCCTACTTTGACTTGGCAACAAGTTAATGCGCTGACAACTTGGGAAAGTTGGGACGGCACAAGTCAAACGCTGTTAGACAACTTAGCGGCTCAAATTGACGTGCCAGGTGATTACGAATTAACAGCATATTCAGACGGCGCAACTAACGCACTAACACTTGCACAAGACGCTGCACAGTCTGGTCGAGGTATGTTATTCGAGGGCGTGGACGGGTCGCTTTGGTATGACAGTTACAGCTCACGCGCTAGTCAAGTGCCTTTGGTTCTAACTGATAACGATTTACTTACAGACGGCTTACGCCAAGCTGCTCAATGGTCTGAAATTGTTAATGACGTAGAAGTTACCTATAAGAATTCACAAAGCAAATACGCAGCCGACGGCACAAGCCAACAACTTTACGGGCAACTGGCAGGCACACGCGACACCCAACTAGAAAACGGCACAGACGCGCAAGCCCAAGCAAACGCCTTTTTAGAAAGCCGCGCTTATGCCCGCACTTACCCAGAAGAACTAACTATTGCTTTGCATAGCCCAACTGTTTCAGACGCAACTAGAGACGCGCTAATTGGTATGAACGTCGGCGCAAGCGTTTACACAGACGACCTGCCAGCAGTTTTTGGTTCAGTATTTGACGGCTTCGTCGAGGGTATTAGCTGGGAAATTGACCGCTATACCGCTTTTATGACTTTAACTTGCTCTGCAATATCCGAAACTTACCCGCATCAAATTTGGCTGCAAATAGCACCATCTGTGACTTGGGCGGGTTATAATCCTACTACGAGATGGGAAGACCTATAAAATGGCAGTAACACCGAATTACAGTTGGCCGATACCTGTTGCCACTGACTACGTCAAAGACGGCTGGGACGCAATCGCCGACTTGGGCAACGCTATTGATAGCACCGTTTTTGGCTTGGGTTCAAGTGGTTTAACTTTAATTTCAAGTACAACAGTTGGAACTGGTGTTTCAAGCGTAACCGTTTCAAGCGCATTTAGTTCAACTTATGAAAATTACAGAATTGTTATTGGCAATATTGATTTTTCAGCAACTACAAACATAAGAATTCAATTTGGTTCAGCAACTAATGGTCATTATTGTTCTCAATATTATGACGTTTTCGGCGGCGGTAGTACTGGCACAGACAGAGTAAGTAATGGTTCAAGTATTTTAATTGGTGTAACTGGCCTTAATGGCGATACTTATACAAGTTTAGATGTTTTAGGACCAAACTTAGCATCCATCACAGGTGTTCACGGAACTTATGAAGGTGGAGGTTATTCTGGATGGTTTGGCGGTCAGCAAAATGACCTTACTCAATTCACTTCTTTTAATATTTTGGCAGGTACTGGCACTATGACTGGTGGCAAAATCCGCGTCTACGGTTACAAGAATTCATAAGGGGAACTAATGGCAACAGCAAAACCAACTTTAATGGTTCAAGTAGACGGCGAAGTACGCGCAGCAACAGCCGAAGAACTAACTGCTATTGAAGCAATTCAAGCCGAAGTCGCAGCAGCACAGGCAGCGAAAGAAGCAAAGGCAACTGCCCGCGCTTCTGCATTAGCAAAACTTGCTGAACTAGGTCTTACAGAAGAAGAAATTCAAGCACTATAACAAACGGATAACAGGGCTACGAAAGGAAAATCGTGGCTCTACCAATTAAAGACGGCAAGATTACTACCCCGTACAAAAAAGCGGGCAAGATGTGGTCAAAGGGTTATCACACTGGCGTAGATTTTGCGCAACCTGTTGGCACTCCTGTATTAGCTGTAACAGACGGCAAAGTCGCTAACGCTAACTGGGGCAAAGCTTATGGCACTCAAATAGTCCAAGACTTGGGCGACGGTACTTTCTGCATATATGCACACTTAAGCAAGTCAAACAAAAAGGCTGGCGAAGCAATCGCAAAAGGCGAACTAATTGGCTACGTCGGCAATACAGGAAATTCCAGCGGAGCGCACTTGCATTTCGAGCGTCGCAATAATATTCGCTGGTCAGCAGGGCAAGATATCGACCCAGCAGAAATTCTTGGAGCATAAATGAAAAACTTTCTTGTCCGCGCAATCGCTTTAATCGCTTACGAATTCTTCGGAACTTTCGGTATTAGCTCTATCTTCAGCGTAGGAAAGGTTCAAGCTGCGCTAATCGCCGCTACCGTCCCAGCTGTGGCAATCCTTCGGGAAACTGCTAAGGGCTTTATTGATGACGGCAAGCTCTCAAAGTCAGAGCAAGACGCAGCAATTAAGGCTGGCGAAAAAGCCTCTAAAACGAAGTGAACGGCGTTTTAACGGCTGGGCAGTATGCAACAGCCAGTTTGGCTATTCTGGGGCTTCTAGGGGTCTTATTTCGCGTTATTGTGCTATTACCCTTAAAGGCTTACATAAAGGAACAAACTTATTTAATCCAGCCAGATAGTAATTCGGGCAAAAGTTTGCCAGATATTGCGCTAGGGATTGAAGCTATTAAGTTTCGAATTGAACGGCTAGAACAGCGAATTGACAGGCTCGACACGCCGAATAAATAAATTTGGCAAATGGGCTTGACAGGGTTGCAACATAGTGCAACACTTGAACTGTTCACGAAAGGAACAGGGCAATGAAACTAGAACTAACAGAGCGTCAAGCTGAAGCACTATTAAGCGCAATCGACACTTACAACAATACTTTCGATTATGACTACCAATTCAGCAAAGAAGAAAAGCAAGACCTACGCTCTGCTTTACTAATTCAAGCCAAACTAAAAGAACTATTAGGGGCATAGTGGACAAATACCTAACAGCGTCAGAACTAGCTGCTAAGTTGCAAGTAAATAGAACAACTATTTGGCGCTGGGAAAAGCAAGGCTTAATCAAGCCGACCAAAATAGGCAAGACTAAGCGCTTTAGTCAGCAAGAAATAGACAAACACACAAAATAAACAAAGGAAACAGGGCAAATGTTATCAATTCAATGGGCGTACGCAATCTACGCAATCGCTGCAGTATTAGGCGTATTCGGCGGATATGTTTGGGGAATTCGCGAAAACCAACGCTCGAAAGCACACTACACACGTTTAATAAATTCAGCTATGGAAAATGCTTACAACGCTGGATTTACAGACGGCATTACTAAAGGCAAGAAGCGTCCAAGCGGGAACAAATAATGAGCTTTGACTTATCTAACTACGTTGATGTTAAGACCCGCATAAAGCTCTTTTATGAGAAGTACCCAGAAGGCTCACTTCAGTTTGAGTTCAAAGGTTCACTTGGCGCGAATATCTGGGGTGTGGCTTATGCCTATCGCAATCCAGAAGACCCAAGACCTGCAACTGGTAACGCTTCTGAATTAGCAGAAGGCAAGACTGCTTACACACGCGGGTCAGAGCTTATGAACTTGGAAACTAGCGCCATAGGTCGAGCAATTGGCAACTTAGGAATTGGCATAGAAGCTGGAATGGCTACAAGCGACGAAGTTAAATTTGCTAAAGAGCGCCAGCGCGAATTGCCAAGCCAACAGCAAGACCCGTGGGCAGAAGAGCAAAGCGGACAAGTAGAAGCTGCACTAACCGCTATGGGGGCTACCCCGTATTGCGCTTGTGGTATGGAAATGATTAGAAAAGACGGAACTAATCCTGCAACTGGAAAGAGTTTTGCTGGCTGGGTATGTCGCCAACATATTAAGGGGCATAACTTATGGGACAAGTAACCCACGAAATACGCGACCTTGAAGCACACCGCCGAAACACTTGGGAGTGGGACAAATGGGGCTTCACTTCCGAATGGGAAAACGGCTGCACACTTAGCGATATTGACGGCTTCTATCCGCACTTCGCTGAAGTGTCTGGGAAGTTTTTACTGGTTGAAGTTAAGAGCTGGAATGGCCAACTGCCTTTGCCAGAAATTAACCACAACACAGGGCAAGCCAAAGCACTAAAAGCACTTAGCAGAGAGCCTAACTTCACTATCGTTTGGGCTTTTGGTGATACAGCAAGCCGAACTATTTACAACTACGAAATCTGGACTAAAGGCGAGCGCTACAAGGTCGATTTAGAATTCAAAGATTACTTATCTAGGTGGTTCAAATGGGCGCGAAGCTAAAAGATGAAGACGTTATGCGCTGCACTTGTGGCGCTTGGAAATACACAGGGTACGAATGTCAATTTTGCAACAAAAAGGAACAGGGCTAATGAAAAAAGATATTGTAATGCTATTAAAACTAAATAATGACCTACTTGAAAATGCAGTTCATAGAGTACGCGAATTGCACAAACCAATTAAATCACTTTTTGGCTTTACTATTTGCGAAGTATGTTTGAAAGACTTTCCCACTGAATATCCAAACACTTATTCAATAGTTCCCTATCCTTGCCCAACTATTAGAGCCTTAGACGGTGAGCAATAATGAACGAAGAACTATGGGCAAGTGTTGAACGCAAGATGAAAGGCTTCTTAGAAGCCGCACAGGCTATCGGTACAAGCTGCGAAACCTGCGGCGAATTGCTAGAGCCACAAGACACGGGCGTTGATACGATTACTGGAAAGCGTAACTGGGTCGTTAAATGCTGCGGCAAAGTGGACAGTTACGAAGAAAAGGTGGACTTGGGTTATGACGGCTTACAAGCGGATTATTAGGCTAATTGAAGAATTACACAGCCCTTATATGATTAACGGCGACCCTGAACGAATGGTCTGCAACGCTTGCAAAGTTTGGTATCCCTGCAAAACTATTGAACTAATTCAGGAAGAAGCTGGGAATGTCTAAGCCTGAACTTAATGGGATATGCCGAACAGGTTGCCCAACACAAGACCACAGCTCTTACGCAGAATGTTTAGAAGCTGCAAACATAGGCATAGATAAGACAAGCCTTAGACCTTGAGCGCTAAGAAGATTAACTTACGCCGCAAACTGCGCGTCCAGATGTTGGACACAATGCCAATATGCGAGCGTTGCCAAGCTGCATATGCAACTGATTTACACGAAGTTAAGACACGCGCAAGGGGCGGTTCGATTTTAGATGAAGACAATATCTGCGTACTATGTAGACCCTGCCACACTTGGATTACACAAAACCCAGCTGAAGCAAAAGCACAAGGGTGGCTGAAGAATAGTTGGGAATGAAAAGCGCGACACGCTAGAAGCCAAGATACCAACGTGCCGCGCTAAAGAATGTGTTACCATTCCAACACCGTGCGTGCTTAGGGAAAAGCATACCAAATAAATCCTGTCGAACTAATCATTCGATAAACCGCCGTTTGAGGGCGTTTCGTTGCTATGGGTGATTCGCCTAGCAAATTAAAGAGCTTAAAGCCTTGTAGGTTAAACGGACTGCC